ACCGCCTGCGTGTCTAGGTATAATGTGATGTTTATGTTTTATCATATCTATATTTATAATTTTTAAATCTCTAACTTTATGTAGTGCACATAAAAAAGAGAGAACCTTTCGATTCTCTCTTTGAGTTAACTTACTTATTATATTTTTAATCGTAAGTTATTGATTTTACTACATTTATCACATGATATTTTGGATTTTAAATGCTCTGTAGTAAACGTTTGATTTAGCTGTTAATGCACCAACGCCTTGTACAGTACCTTCAGCGAATGGGTTAGCAACTAGACCGTAACGAGTTTTGAAACCGATTTTTGGTTGGAATGTAGTTGTATCTACAGCACGAACCATTTGTAATGGAACGTATGGGCAGTAGAATAAACCAGCATCATAAGCGTTAGAACCTTTATAACCTACAACAGCGAACTCTGAAGTTGATGTTGTTGGGAAATATGGGTCGATGTACACTTTGATACGACCAAACAATGTACCAGCAAATGTATTACCTGTATCGTCAACAGTTAAGTTAACTTGACCAGCTAAAGCTGATTGATAGTCAAGAATACCTGACATAGCTAAAGCTGAAGCAACATCTGAAGAAACGATTAATACATTACCTTTACCACGACGAGTCGTTTTAGCAATTGTATTAGCTTCACGTTCGATTTGGAATGCTAAACCTTTAACTTTTTCTACCATCCAACGACCGTTAGAATCAGTATCTAAGTCAAATGTACCTGCTGTAGTAGTACCCACTTGAGCACCAACTTTAGCAACAGTGTAGATTGTACGTAGAACTTCACGGTTGATTTCAGCAAGAATTTCTGCTGAAAGAATGTTAGCTAATTCAGTTTCAGCGTCAAGACCGTGAACTGCTTTTAAGTCTTGTGCTAATTCCATTGAGTAAGCCGCTTTCAAACCACGAGTTTTCGCAGTTACAGAAACTTTCTCAATTGAGAAACCCATTTCAGCTAAATCGATACCTTCTGCAACTGATGTAGCCATACCTGTACCACTGTTAAGTGAAGTAGCAAATACGTTACCATTGCCTAAAGCTGTATTAGCGGCTAATGAGAATCCTGCTTGTGTACCAGCACCTGCGTGAGCAGTGTTAGCTTCGTTGTAGAATGATTCTACACCAGCACCAGCAACGTCACGGTCAGTACCGTATGTTGAACGCATTGCGAAAATCAAGCCTGTAGGACCTGTCATTGGTTGAACACCAGCGATATCGTAAGCGATTAAGTTAGGTAATGAACGACGAACCAAGCTGATTAAGATTGGGTCAAAACCAGCAACTGGACCAGTAGCTGTTGAACCGCTTGAGAAACCTGTACCACCCAATGAGTTGGTTGGTGCTGTTTCTGTAAGCATACCGCCTTCTTTAAGCATAGCTTGTTGTTGATTTTCCAATACCAAAGCTGTAACAGCTTTACGATATGGGTCTTTAATTTCTGGCAAGTCACTGTGTTCTAGCACAGGTGCCCATTTCTTTTGAATGTCTTCTGATAAGTACATATATTTCTCCTGTTGTTTTTTTAAATTAAGTTCTGTGAATTTTTGAAATGTTGTTTGTAACAGCGGCTACGAATGGGTCAATGTATTGAGCCTTAGTAGTGCCATCATTCAAGATTTCTTCATGCAAATGTTGCTCTTCAGCTTTTTTAACGCCTGAAGGAAAGTAATTCTCACGGATAGTTTCAAGTTTTTCTGAGTATTCGTCCGCTGTGGAGAATTCTGCACTCTCTACGAGTGATTTGATTTTTTCAACTTGAGTTGTTGTAAGTCCTTCACAAACATTGTGCAAGATTTCGGTTTTAGTAGATTCTACAAGAGCTTTCTTGTAAGACATACCTCTTTCAATTTCTTCATTCAATTGACCTTCTAGTGCTTCTACTTTAACTGCTAATTCTTCCACTAAATCAACTTTATCTTCTGGAACATCAATATAATGTTCAGCAAATAAGTTACGTAAACCAGCAATAAAGTCTTCAGTCAATTCTGAGCGTAGACCTTTTTCAATTGCAATTTGGTTTTCTTCAATCCAGTGTTCAACTACGTAGTTTAAGTAATCATCAACTTGTTCAGTCAATTCTGTTTTAACCGCATCGATAGCTTCTTCAAGCATACCAGCATAGCGTGTTTCAATTTCTTCTTGAATTTGATTTACACGGTCATAAACACGTGCTTCAAAAATTGTAGATGCTTTTGATTTGAAAGACTCAGAAATAGTAGAATCATCTGCAAACATAGCTTCGATATCTTCTTGTACTTGGTCTTTTAAATCTTGTGATAAAGTTTCTGTATCTTCTTCAGCAATAACTTCTTCATCATATTCAGCTTCTTCTGTTTTAGCAGAAGCGGCAGATGGTTTAGTTGTTGGTTTTGGTGCTTCTTTTGCACCTTTACCTGCATCGATTTTATTAGAATCATCATCAGGTTTAGAGTTTTGAGGTGTTGGACCACCTAAATCTTCATAGCTTGCGCCAGCTAGTTTAGGCATAGCTTCTGCAGGTGCAGATGATTTGCTTTTAGCTAGAATGTCAGCGGCAGCTTCAAAAAGTTTATTTGTTGCCATTAGTAAATCTCCTTAGTTTTTATATTATATTATTTATAATATTAAAGTTTTCGTAAAAAGCCTTCGAATAGATTAAGAGCAACATGCTCAATATCCTTACGAGATGCTTTCATAATTTGACGTTTTGCGTTTTCTATGTCGACCTCTACGAATCGACCCTCGACAAATAGCCATTCCTTGCCTTCCATGATGCCGTTAACAAAAGCACCCGGTGCAGATGGGTCTGCTACAATATCTGCGGCAGTAGCAAGACGAAAATCGTCTTGTACAATATTGATTCCGTCATTTCTAGGAACAACAGAACCCATACCACGAGACGATACACCTAAGTTAACACCAGAATCAATAAAATTCTTAACAATGTTACCATATGGAGTATCTAAAATTAAAGCACGACCGATAAATCTATTTCCTTCTTGTTTCAATGATATGATTTTGTGTGAAACACGTTCAAGATTAAGTGTAGGAGTATCAGGATGACCTAATTCACCTAAAGCACGATTAGTTTTAACGTACTCTTCATTATATCTATCAACTTCTTTTTTAAGTGTATTCAAATTATACATACGACGATTGCGGTTAGGTTCGTCAGCAACCAAAAATGGACCTTCAATAAAAAGTTGTTTCTTACCGTTTTCTGTTGATTCAGTAAGATATTTAACGTCTTCTATATTTTCTGTGATGAGTTTCATTTTAGATTAATTGTCCTGTATCTACATCTCGTAAGTATGTAGCTGTTTTGCTTAATTGTAGAATTAATGTACCTGCTGAACCGCTATTAGTCACATAAATGTTTGCAGTTGCATTGTTTGCCACTGCAATGTCAGATTGTGATAGAGGTAAAACATTTTCGCCATGTAATTGCATAACAATAGTGCTGTTAGCTGGAGTAGCATCATTACCACGATAGATAGTCCAAATTCCGTCGGTTGTAGAAAATGCTTGAGAAATTACAGCACTAATAATAGTCTCGTTATTTGAGTTTGAAGATAATTCGCCTAAAGTAATCAATGTCGCTGTATTACCTACAACACGAGCAATTGATTTTGAGCGATTACTGTTGACGATTTCATATGCCATTTTATTTTATTCCCATTGAATTACGTCTTCTTATAGACATTTTACGTTTTAATAGTGTTCTTTTCATTTTAGAACGACCCTTTGTTTTCCAGTATCGTTTTAATTTACGTGCTTTTTGAATTCTAGCAGTAGCAGGAATTCTTTTGACTGTATTACCTGATAATCTATATCCTTTAATGGCAGATTTACGTACATTTCTTTGTACAATCATTCTACCTTTTTTATTGCGTCTAATACGTCTACGAATCTTTAATACTCGACCCATACGCAATATATTACCTTCATCAAGAATTTCTTCTATTGATTCAAACATATCCGAAGCAATATATTTTTTTGCTTCTTCTAATTTTTTTGCGGTAATTTCATTAAGTCTATTTAATATTTCACCCTTTGCCTCAATTATTTTACCTTTAATAATAGATTCTATAAACATTATTTGTAATGTTTCCATGCAAATTCTGAAATAGTTTTGAATGTTGATTTGTCTTTGCTTATATTTTCAATCAGTCTTTGTTGATTGTCTTTCTCTAAAGAGTTATAAGTTTCAACAATTGCCTTAGCAGTATCAACATCAATTAGAGTACTAACTCCGCTATCAAACAAAACATAATTTGGTTGTTTAGTTTCTGTAATATATTTAAGACTATCAAAAACACTACCTTTAATGTTTTCTATACTTTCAGATTGAATAACAGCATCAACAGGTTTAGTGTCTGTATATGGAACACTAAAATATTTACCTAATTTTTCATTTTGATATAATGCAATTTTAGTACCATCTGGATACTGTCTAATTGCTTTTCTTTTTAAAACAAGAATAAAAGGAATACTACTCATATTTTCTTGAACAATACTTTGAGGTGCAACATCACCTTCTTTATCTTTTGCACCCATAGTTTTTCTATGTGCAGGATATTTTTTACCTGTGTATGGGTTGTATGCTTTATCTGAAGTAACTACAACACCTTCGTTAACATCTTCTCTAACTGCTTGTCTAGTTTTTTGAAAGATAGCTTGATTGTTAGTAATTAAATCAACCATTTTACCGAATAGATTTTGAATGATAGCTTTATCTGTAGTATTAAATACAGGCTTATCTTCACTCATCTTATCCAATACTTTATGAAGACGTTGAATTTGCGACTTGTCGGCTAGTCCAGCACGAACAAGTACATCGAATTTGGAATAACTAGATTCCTCTTCGAGTATCGTCTTATTTTTAAATTGATTTAATGATTTCATGTCTTATTCTGTTTCTGTTTCGATAGAATTAGGATTAGATACATTGAATAAATTAGCACTTATTTGTTGTTTATGTGATTCTAATGCTTCAAATGCCTTCGATGATAAAATATCATTCAAAGATTCTTGTGCTTGAGCGTTTTGCCCTTGTCCTATTAAATCTATAAATTGCTGTACATTACTCATATTGATTCTCCTTCATTATTTATGTACGAATATTATATTTGTTATGGTTCTTGATATTCCACTTTTGAATAACAGGTTTACCATGTTCATCTTCGTCTGTTGCAACATGAGCAACAGTACCTTTTACATGAGCGGCACGTTTTTCATTGTTTGTTAAATGAACAACATGAGGTAAACCATGTTTAGCTCCCCATGAATCTTCTGGAGCCTTGGAGTATTCAAAATGTTTGTTGTAATCTTTTTCTCTAAATTCACCAACGGGTGCCCAATTTTTATCATTGGGATTAGATAGTGCTTCATTAACACCAAATAGATTAGCACCTATAGACTGTTTATATGTTTCTAAAGCCTCGAAAGCTTTTGCAGATAAAATATCATTAAGGGACTCCTGCGCTTGAGCGTTTTGTCCTTGACCTATTAAATCTATAAATTGTTGTATATTGCTCATATTAGTCTCGTTATTTATTTATATACTTTGTTATTCGAGTCACGTCAGAATCAAGTTGGGGTGTATCTGATTCTACATCACCTCTTTCGTAAGTATTATCAACAGGTTCTGGAACATCTTGTTGGTCTTGTCCGTCTTGCATGTTTTGGTCTGGTGCATTTGGGTCAATAGGTGCTGGCTCAGAATCGATTTGTTTTTGCATATCTTCAATCTCTTCGTCAGTTAACTTCATGACATTCTTTTTAACCCATTCTTGAGAATAATATCTACCAACAAATGGGTCTATCATAGCAACCATATTAAGACGTTCACGTAATAACTCTGCTTCTTTTAATTCTTCAAAGTTATTATCTTTTTTATAATCATAATAGATATCTTCTCTAAATTTTTCCCATTCTTCTTTAGAACAAATACCTTTTAACACTAATTGTGTAGCAAGGGCATGGTCAAATATTTGAGAGAATTTATTACGAATGCGAGTAATGAATTTTGCAAATTTTAATTCATCTCTAGTAACTTCAGTAGTGCGACCTAATCCCACCATACCTTGTTGAGCATCAAGTCTAGAATAAGGAACTCCTAATGACTGCAATAGTTTCTTTTGAAAGTATTGAACATCGGCTAATTCACCTAAATTCTGACCTGGTGGTAATGTAGTGATTTCTGTACCCTTACCACCTTCACGACGAGGCAACCAAAAATCTTCAAGCATTGATAAATGTTTTCTATCATCACGTAATTCGCCTGTACTTGAGTCATATACCATTTTGTTACGATATTTAACCATAACATCTCGCATATATTGCTCTGCTTTACCCTTGGGTAAATTACCTACATCGATATAAAATATACGTCTTTCAGGTGCTCGTGATAAACGATAGATAACAATGGCATCCTCAATCATACGTAATTGATTAAGAGGCTTAATTGCTTTATGTAAATATGAAATGACAAATGTATTTTTAGCATCCATCATACCAGAGTTTACGTTTAGAATAGAATCTGGTGCAATCTTAATACCTTGATTTACATTGGCACCGAATGTTTGTGTTGTAGTACCTCTATCAGAATAAACATAGTATTCTGCGGTAGATTTAATGATATCAGCACCCGTTTTAGGGTCTTTATCTTTTCTAACTTCTCGTACTTTTCTAATTTTACGAGGGTCTATATAACGTAATTCTTTAATGCCTTCTTTTGGTTTCTTATCATCAACGATAACATGATAGAAAAGTCTACCATCAATATACCATCTACGAAACAAATCGTCTGAAAGATTAGAAAAGTTCATTAACTTAAGAATAATTTTAAACTCTTCTTGTATTTTCTTTTTAACAGCATCAGGTTGTTTTAGTTTATCTGTTACAATATCAACTACAGTACCATCTTCATCATGAGTGATAGCTTCATTGACTATTTCATCAATCGCAGATTCACACTCTGGATGAT